GGCCACTGTATACCATTTGGTAAGGTCACTGCTAATACGCTTTTGACTAAAGATACTACGGGGGTCCACCTAATGGCAGAGGTACTTCTTAAGTACGATTCAGTTTGTACATCTACAAAGAAGGACCTGCTTGAACAGGCAAATGCTCTGTCCGAAAGAAACAACGGCTTTAAGCTTCCGCCTGATAAGCTTAGGCAGTTTGTAGTTTCTAACGTAATCGCTGATGCCATAGCTACTAAGTGTGTAGAGGCAGCAGATGCGTTAATGTAACAGGCAGTAACCAATGGTTCGTAGAATGTGATTTTACAACTTCACATTTTTATGATATAATTAAAATATCTTAAGGGGACAAGCCCTTTAAGAACAAATCAGAAGGAGGATACTTTTATGAGTACAGAAAACAAAAAGGCTACTGAAGAAGCTTTGGTAGCACAGCAGCAGGCGGCGCTTGCAACACAGTCTGAAGCACCTATGGGCTTCGAGGATGAAGACGCTGGGGATATGATTATTCCTCGTGTAAAAGTTGTACAAACCTTAAGTCCTGAGAGAAAGGACAAGCAGGCCAACGAAGGCGATATTATCAATTCCCTTACTAAGGAGCGTTTGAATGGTAAGACCTTCATTCCTGTATTTAAGTTCAACAACAACATCGATTGGAAAGACCGTGCAGACGGCGGCGGAATCCTGTGTATTGCTAGAGACGGCAAAGTTGGTGAGAAGTCCGACGGAACTCAGTTAATGTGTGCATCCTGCAGGCGTTGTGAATTTGATAACACCAAACAGGGTAAGGAAGCTCTTCCTAAGTGCACAAAGTATATCAATTTCTTTGGATTCTTCGCTGGTGAGCGTATGCCTATTATTTTAAGCTTCGCAAAGACGAACTACAATGAAGGCAAGAAGCTGTACAGCTTAGCTAAGGTTACCATGCAGAACATGTGGAACTATGGCTACGTACTTAATGAAAAGCTCATGGCTAAGAACGGTAATGAGTGGTACATCGCAACTGCTACACCGGCAGGTGCAACAGGTGAAGAAGACCGTGCATTTGCACTGGAACTTTATAAGTCCTTCCGTAACACTATTCAGGACGTTAACTTCGACGTTGAAGACACTAGTTCTGAAGCTGCTACCGGTGGTGCAACCCCTGACTTGGAAAAGACTGAATTTTAATCTAAGTATCAAGCAACGCGGTGGTACTTCGCCGCTGCGTTGCAATTTAAGGGGGTTGACACATGCGCTGGAGTGAATACACAAACCGTATTCTCGCTGAGATAGACAATGAAGCATTCTTTATGAATGAGCTTAAGAATATCCAGCGAAGAGGGCAAGAAGTTAAAGCTGAATGCCCATTCAAAGAACTGCACGAGTCACAAACAGACAACAATCCCTCGCTTACAGTCAACTTAGCTAAGGGCGTTTACTACTGTAACAGCTGTCATTCCAAGGGCAACATACATACTATGTATAAGCACTTGTATGGCTTATCCAATGAAGAGGCTTGGTTCCAACTTGGTGACGCTTTGAAAATCCCAAGGCCTGACGGCACTAAACCTACAAGACCCGACATCGATGTTGGATTGATACAGGAGTACCATCAAAAGCTTATGAGCTTGACCGGTCCAATAAGGGACATGTTGAAAGAGCGAAGAGGGTTAACTGATGAGACTCTAAAAAGGTTTCAATTAGGCTGGGATGGAGAACGAATCACCATTCCAATCTATGATGAGTTTAACACACTTGTCAATTTTAGAAGGTACAAATGGAACTCTACTGATGACCAGTGGAAAGTACTAAACTATGTAGATGAATACAACAATTCATACGGAGAAGTTCGTATATTCGGTATAGACCAGGTTGTAGATTCTGACGTGGAGTATGTAGTCTGGGCAGAAGGTGAGATGGACCGTATATGTGCCGAACAACATGGTTTTCCTACAGCATGCGCCACATCAGGTGCAGGTACTTGGAAACCAGAATGGACAAAGCTTTTTAGAAATAAGAAGCGAGTTTATATAGCTCAGGACAACGATGAAGCTGGACGTATAGCAACACAAAAACTGTGTGAAAAGTTGTATCGTGTTGTAGATGTTTATGTTATCAACTGGCCTGAGAATTTTCCTGCTAAGGGAGATATTACAGATTTCTTTACAAAGTGCGGCCAAACGTCGCAGGATTTCCAAACGTTACTTGACAACGCCACGCGCTACATCGACCCATCAATGATTGAAGAGCGTGTTGCTGATGAGTCAGAAGCACAGGAAGTTCACTTATCAGACAGTTCAGAAGCGGGTTTCTTTGGAAAGCGCTTAAGGATTCCAGTAATGGTAAGTGGTAAGGATAGTACTCCTTATCTGTGTCCTAAAGTAATACGTGCTTTCTGTGGTGATGCAGCTGATGCTGATAACAAGAAATGCTCCAATTGTCAGCTTGCCTTACATGCTGGTGAAATGGAGAAGTCTCTTACTTCTGTAGATAGAGACGTGATGAAGCTTATCAAATGTACTGAGAAGCAACAGAATGCAGTTATCTATGAAATGCTTGGTGTCAATCCAAGATGCGACAGATGTGTCATAGAAGTTAAAGAGCACATGAACCTTGAAGAGCTAAGGCTTATTCCAAAGGCTGAAGCAAACTTCGGTTTCTCTAAAGAGCACGAATATGTAGTGCGTACGGGATATTTTATAGGAAACAATCTCAAAACTAACAAGCGTTACACAATGGCTGGTTATATGTATCCTGACCCTAATTCTCAGTATGCAACTTATATATTCGACAAGGCTTATCCAGAGAAAGACTTAATAAGCGATTTCGAACTTAATGAAGAAACGCTTGAACACTTAAAAATGTTTCAGGTAAAGCCTGGACAAACAATACGCGAAAAGTTTGATGAGATTCACACCGACCTGGAACGTAATGTTACATACATTTGGGAGAGACGAAATGTAGCTTTTGCTGTAGATTTAATATATCATACAGTGCTGAATTTCTATTTCCAGGAGCAGTACGTTAAACGCGGATGGGGTGAACTACTTATCATCGGTGACTCAGGACAGGCTAAAACTACAATTGTTGAAAGGTTAATGCACCATTACAGGTTAGGAGAGTTGCATAGTGGAGAATCTTCAAGAAGAACAGGACTTGTATACAACATGCAGCAAAACAACAAAAGATGGTTCCTTGTTTGGGGAGCGTTTCCACTCAATGATGGAGGCCTTCTCACTATCGATGAGCTGTCAGGCCTTAGTGAAGATGACCTCGCAGTTATGTCAGATGTCCGCTCAAGCGGAATTGCAAAGGCAACAGGAGTTATCACAGCTGAAACTACAAGCAGAACAAGAGCTATATACATTTCGAATCCTAGAAATGGACGACAGCTCAATTCAGAGACTTACGGAGTTAATGCAGTCCTTAAGCTTATGGGAAAGGCAGAAGATGTTAGACGTCTTGACCTTGCTATGTCCGTTGCATCAGGAGACGTTGACCCTTCTCTCGTTAATAGGTCACTCAAAGACTTGCCACCAGTGCCGCATGTATACACATCGGACTTATGCAACACACGAGTGTTGTGGGCATGGAGCCGCAGGCCAGATGATGTCGTCATCACAGATGAGGCGACGCAACGCATCCTTGACTGCGCTACGAAGATGGGCGCCAAGTACTCCTCGAAGATTCCTATAGTTGAAGCTGCTGACCAGCGTATCAAAATTGCACGTCTCGCCGTCGCCGCAGCTTGCTGTGTATTTTCCACAGACGAGACAGGTCAGAAAGTAATAGTAAAGCCTGAACATGTAGATTTCGTAGTGGAATTTATGGACGAGCTCTATTGTACGAAGAGTTTCGGATATGACCGCTTAAGTGAACAGGATATGGTTACTTCTGATACATCAGCTAACAATATTAGTAAGCTGAGAGCATTATTCTTAACCTTGCCACTTGTAGATGCAAATGAAATGGCTAAGATACTTTATCAGTTGCCATACTTCAGTAGAGCTACACTTGAAGACTACACTGGACTTTCCAAGGATGACCTGAAGATGCTGTTGAAGTACATGACCAATAACCATCTTGTAGATAAGATTAAAGGTGATTATAGGCGATTACCGTTAGGTACAGAGCTATTTGAAAATTTAGTAAATGAACCTGTTACAAAAGCAGAGATTGAAGCAGCTAGAAAAGATTTCTATAATGCTGCAGATATGTAGGAGGTATAAACATGGAAAATGAAATCCGTTATTATCTTGGCCAGATTAAAAAGGCCATGGCAGAACCTACTGAGGTTGATGGAAAGCCTTTCGTTCCTCAGTACATTGTAACTGCTGTAAAGCTCCCTACTGGAGCAGTTGAGATTGCAATCAACAATAAAGAAATTGCTGGTAAGATTGACTACATCTTGGAAGCTTATGACGATGATATGCGTCTTAAGACAAATACCAGCATTGTGATGCAGAACATCATGATTGTGTAATGACTCGTATTGTGCATTGTAAAAAGGCACCGTACGACGTGTATATAGGCAGGCCTTCCAAATGGGGTAACCCGTATAAGATAGGACCGGATGGCACCAGAGAAGAAGTTATTCAGAAGTATGAAGAACATGTACGTTCTAGTAAAATACTGGTGAGAGCTTTACCAAGTCTTGCTGGTAAGACACTTGGTTGCTGGTGTCCTCCAAAGCCTTGCCACGGCGACGTGCTAATAAAAATTTTAAAAGAAATGGGGCACGACTAATATGGATATTTTGAAGTATCTTCCAAACTGCACTGTATTCTCTACAGTTAAGCAGGAGGACGACGAAGAAGGCTGGCTTAAAGCCAGAACGCGAGGTATTGGTGGTTCTGATGTAGGTGCCATCTGTGGTGTTAGTCCATTCACATCTGCTCGCCAGATTTACCTTAATAAGACAGGACAGTTTCAGGATGCACTGAAGCCTAACGATGCAGCTAAGGAGCGTATGCACTTTGGACACATGCTTGAACCTATTGTAGCGGATGAATACTCACAGCGTACAGGCAACAAAGTAATTGCAGTAAATGCTACGTTAGTGCATAAAGACCATCCATGGGCATTAGCCAATGTTGACAGACTTATTGTAGATGACGACGGAAGACCTGTAGGTATTCTTGAGTGTAAAACTACAAGTGAGTATATGAATGAAGAATGGGAATCTGGTGAGATTTTGATGTCTTACATTTACCAGCTTAATTGGTACTTGTGGATTCTCGGTCTTGAGAAAGGTGCCTTTGCATGCTTAGTAGGTGGTAATAAATTCTACTACTATGATGTGTTCAGAAATGATGAGTTGCTTGAGAATACTATTATCCCGGCGGCTGAGAAGTTCTGGTTTGATAACGTACTTGCACTTAAAGAACCTGAAATGCAGGCAACTGATACAGACTTTGCAAATAGTATCTACAGCACTGTTGTAAAGAACTCTGAGATTACTTTGCCGGATGATGAAACTAACGAGCTTGCCCGTACAGTATTTGACTGCAAGGCTAAGATTAAAGAGCTTGAGAAGATTATATCTGAAGCACAGAATCGCCTCAAAGACCGTTTGCAGGATAATGAAATTGGTTATACCAAGGACTATACCATCAAATGGTCACCACGCTCCCAGGTCCGTGTTGACACTGACAAGCTCAAGACCGAGTTTCCTGAAATCTATGCACAGGTTCAGAAGAAGATTGAGTTCAGAGCCATGTATGTGAAAGGGGTGCAGTAATGAAGATTAAGTTGATTGACTTTGGATATAAGAATGCGCCAAACAGAAAGCATGAGAACGATGCAGGAGCTGACGTGTACTCTACGAAGAAGGTTGTAGTTTTCCCACATACAACTGAAAAGATTCCGCTTGGCTTTGGCCTGGAATTACCCGATGGTTACGCAGCATACATCTTTCCACGTAGTGGCCTGTCCGCACAGGGTATCGTATGTGAGTTACCACCGATTGACTCTGGTTACAGAGGAGAGGTACATGCTATTGTATCTAATGTATCTGATAATGCGTATCAGGTAGAAGAAGGAGACCGTATTGGTCAGCTGGTTATCATGCCAGTAGTTATTGCAGATTTCATTAACTATGATATTAAAGAACGTGGTGATGGTGCATTTGCATCAACCGGAAAGTAGGAGGATAAGAATATGGCAGGAGCAATCAAACATATGGAGCGCAGCCACCGCGCTACAGCAGCAAAGAGAAATGCAGAAGTGTTCAATCATTTCCACAGAAATGCTTACACTGTTAGTGCTGTTAAACAGCAGAGAAAAATGACATTTGGTCAGCATCTTAGAAGCGCACTGAAACGTGCTGCTGGAAAGGAGTCATAATAATGGCAGATAACAAAATTTCTTGTACAGTCGAGATGGATGGCAAAACTACAACTTCTGATGATTTTGTAGCTATCCTGTCAAAAGAAAACGGAGACGCTTCTATCTTTTATAACACTGATGCTCTTACACTTGGTATGGCAATGAAGATGGTTGCTAGGGCCTTTGTAGAGTGCATGAACGAATGCTCTGAGCAGGAGCGTGCAGAAATCACTGAAGTGTTGGGAGCAGCTTTTGTTGCAGATAAACCTGTAGAGGAGGGTCAGCATGCGTAACATTGAAGTAGCAATACTTAATGAAGCTCATGATTGTCCAGCAGGTATGATGATGTTTTTGGCTAAGCTTACACAGCGAGGCCATAACATCCATTGTATGGATGATTTGATGAAGCTTTATAATGATTCTATTGGTCATCATAAGACTGCAGTAAATGTAGCAAATCTGCCACATGGTACGATTAAAAGATTTACGCCAATCACAGTTGCAATCGTTGGTGCATCACGCCGATTCCTTGCACAGGCTAGAACGCACCAGGTTGGTTTTAACTATGTATCTGCATCACTGCAGTACAGTGACTATTCTGGTCAAGCAGACTTTGTAGTTCCATACGAGATTATGCAGAAGCCTGACGCAGAAAAGATTTATCTTAAGAGTTGCGAAAACTCTATGAGTGATTATCAGTGGCTAATTGAGCAGGAAGGTTGCAGCAATGATACAGCCGGTTACGCTGCGCCGCAGGGCTTAAGAAACATTCTTATTATGCAGGCTAATCATGAAGCCTGGATGCACTTCATCAGACTGCGTGGTTGTAACAGAAATACAGTTGAAACGCAGTATGTAACAATGCGTATCTGGGAAGAACTTCTTAAGACTGAAGATGGTGAAGAGATGTTTCACTATGCTGGACCTGATTGTATGTATGGTATGTGCAGAGAAGGTAAGATGTGCTGTGGTAAACCTCTTAAGAAGTTTGTAGATGAATGCAGAGCTACAAGTGTGCCTATCCCTAGATTGATTATTGACGCCAAGTGGCCGTTATTGAAGGAGGACAAGTAAATGTATAAGAATAGAGAAGAACTGTTAAAAGAACTTGCAGATGTACGCAATGAACGTGATGCAGCATTAGCACAGGCTGATGAAGCTAGCAAGTACGCTAATAAGATGGAAGAGAAGCTTGAAGAGCTTTCTCGTAAAGAAGCTATGCAGGCTGAGTGCCTTGACGCTGCTAAGCAGCTTTATGATATGATGGGCTGCTTCGTTGAAGCTGGCTTTACTGTTGAGCAGGCCTTTGAGATTATACTGCATATGCTTCCTGGTGGAAATCAGGCTCCTACACTTGGAAATGTACTTGGAGCAATCTTTAACTAATGCAGTTTGAAGATGCTTTAAGAGAAGTAAAAGCTGGTAAAGGCATGAGACTACCTCAGTGGAGCCCTGAGGTAGTCATAAGGTGTCAGATGCCTGATGAACACAGCAAAATGACTTCTCCATACTTGTATGTAGATAGTCGCTTTGGCAGAGTGCCATGGCGTGAGACGTTCCCAGAAATGTTCGATTGTAGATGGGAGGTAGTAGAATGATTATAATCATTGAAGGACCTGATGGTTCTGGCAAGACTACTCTTGCAGAGAAATTATCAAGACAGACAAAGTATCCTATCATTCACAGAAGTCAGCCTAAGACTGATGAAGAAAAGAAGCTGATGATGGGTGAGTATCTACAAACCATTCGTTCTGGAAAGAACATGATTTTTGACAGATGCTGGTATTCAGAAATGGCATACGGTCCGGTTATGCGTGGTACATCAGTTATCAGCTACCTTGAGATGTATGAGCTTGAAGAGCAATTAGCCAAGTGTGGCGCAATCATTATTTATGCTACAGGTCCTAAGGCTGCTTTATGGCAGCGCTGCCAGAGACGTGGTGAGGACTACATAACTTCAAGAGATGACTTCAATGCAATCTGTGAAAACTTTGACAAGATTATGAAGGTCCCTCATCATATTCCTGTAGTAAGATATGAATACAAAGACATGTAAGGGCTGTGGTTGGGTATATCCTCTGATTACTCCGTATTCGACCTGTCGCTTCTGCGGCAGGGCGTTTACGGAGGGTATTTGTTCTGTATGTGGTGAACACTCAGACGATATAATTCCAAGCACAAAGTTGTGTAGGAAATGCTACAATAAGCGCAATGGTGTTTATCAGAAGAGGGTAATGCACACTACTGATGATAATCAGAAATATTACAGACGCTTGTGTAAAGAAGCTGATGAACGCTTCGCCGCTTGGATTGAACAGCTTAAGAGTATAACTACACATACCCTTACAGAAGATGAATGGATGGAATGTTGCAGATACTTTGGCGGATGTGCACTTTGTAACAGTGAACAGATAGATGCTAGAGGCTACTTCATAAGATTTGAAGATGGTGGCAAGTACAATGCTTGTAATGTAATACCTATATGTGATAAGTGCGCCACAGCTCTAAAGTATCAATCAAATCCATTCAGGCAAATGAATCCAATAATAAACAGAAACTTAGCAACGAGTAGAGGCTACTCACTTGAGAAGCTTGAAAAGGTTGCAGGGTATCTACAAAGTAAGATAGGAGGTATAGATAATGAATAGTCAAGCTAGAATGGCAGTATTCAAAGACTTTACAAATAATCTGGCAACTTTATCCAAATGCTCTGAACGCCATGTAGCCGCTATCATTACAGATAGAGACTTAACACAGGTATACAGTATAGGTATAAACGGCGGACCAAAAGGTTTAGCTGATTGTATGTGCGTAATAGATGGTAAGTACGGATGCATACACGCTGAAATTAACGCGCTGATTAAGTGTCGTATTGACAGTCCTGATAAGGTACTGTTTGTAACTCTTTCACCATGTAAGCAATGCGCCGCAGCAATCATAAATGCTCCTGGTGGATTTTCAGCAGTTTACTACTTTGAGGAATGGAAAGATGATTCGGGTATTAAATTGTTAAAGGCCGCTGGAATACATGTAGCACGTATATAACGCTCATAATAAGTCCGTAAAGCATTGAGCGTATATTTTATCGCCTTTGCTTTACGGACTAGTAATAAGTAAAATAAACCAACAGGGAGGAGGCTTAAAATGGCTCAAATCAATATCACTACTACAGAAAGTGAACAGAACTGCGTACTGGAAGCAATTAGAAAACTTTCAGGTAAGACTGTAGCAGTATCTGCTATTGCTAAAGAAGCTGGTATGAACCAGAATAGAGTGCGCTATGTAGTTTCAGACCTTGAAGAAGCTGGCAAAATTAAGCGCATACCAACTAAGGCTTTCAACGAGCACTACATTAGATACAGATATGAAGTGCTGGTTTAAGCAATAAATTACAAGGAGGCTGCTCTATGAGAGAACCAATCAAATTGTATGGTGCTGCCTCATGCCCGCGGTGCCAGGGTGCTAAAAAGTACCTTGAACAGAAACAGGTGCCATTTGACTACATTGATGTATTCAAAGAACCTGACGGCATGAAAGAATTAGAATCACGAGGGTTATCTACAATTCCTGTAGTTATGCTCGGAGATGGTACAAATTATGTTACAGGCTTTAATGCCAAAGCAATCGATGGCTTGATTAAGGAGGGAAAGTAATGTTACTTGATACTAACAGAATTGTAGATGACTACATGCTTCAAAGAGACTGGAGGGTTAAGGAGAACAGTAATGCTCCGTTTAGTTTCGGCCAAATGAACAAATACATTAACAGTGCCGTGTCTAAGCAGTACTGGGCTGAGAGAGTGTATGATGCTTCAGCATCATCAGCACACAATGATGGTTTCATTCATATTCATGATATGAGTGGCCTTACCATTTACTGCTGTGGCTACTCTCTGCAGAAGGTACTTGACTATGGCGTTAAGGGGGTGCCTAACATTCCTACCTCTAAGCCTGCTAAGCACTTCGACGCAGCACTTAATCAGCTGGCAAACATGCTAACTATTTTCCAGAATGAAATCATGGGTGCAGTTGCATTCAGTTCATTTGATACGTTGCTTGCTCCGTTCATTAAGGTAGACAAGCTTAGCTACAAAGAGATTAAACAAGGCATTCAGAACTATGTATACTCCGTAAACTCTAATAGCAGAGCAGGTGCTGAGCCGGCCTTCAGCAATCTTACATTTGACCTGTTCCCGCCTAAGGACCTTAAGGACCAACCGGCACGCATTGCAAATGAACTACAAGACTTTACCTATGGCGACTGCCAGAAAGAGATGGACCTGCTTAACAAGGCATTCTTTGAAGTAATGCTTGAAGGAGACGCTAATGGTAAACCATTTGCTTATCCTATTCCTACTTATTCAATCATGGATGGATTTGACTGGGATAATCCTAACAATGAGCTGCTTTGGGAAATGACTGGTAAGTATGGCTATCCGTACTTCAGTAACTTTATGGGCAGTGATATGGACCCTAGTGATGTCCGCTCAATGTGCTGTAGACTTCGCCTTGACTTATCAGAGCTTCAGCGCCGCAATGGTGGTCTGTTTGGTTCTGGCGATAGTACTGGGTCTATAGGTGTAGTTACACTTAACCTGCCTCGTATCGGGTACCTTACAAAAGGTCAGTCTGAAGCATCACTGATGTCAATGATTAAGGACTTCATGAACATTGCAAAAGACAGCCTTGAAGAGAAACGTAACTGGCTTGATATGCACTTAATTGGCACTGGTATGTTGCCTGCATTTGACACCTATGTTGGTACACTGAATAACCACTTCAGCACAATTGGTTTTGTAGGTATGAATGAAATGTGTGAGAACTTCCTTGGCAAAGGTATTGTTACAGCTGAGGGCAAAGCCTTGGCTGAGCGTGTGCTTGATTTTATGAGAGATGTTCTGCTTGCATTCCAGAAATCTACTGGACACCTTTATAACCTGGAGGCAACACCAGCAGAGTCTACTTGTTATAGACTTGCCAAGCTTGATAAGAAACTTTACCCTGACATTGTTACGCAGGGAAGTGGAGACAGTGTATACTACACTAACTCTTGTCATATGCCTGTAAAAGAAGTTGAGAGCATTGCAGCATTGCTTGACCATCAGGACTCATTGCAGACTAAAATGACAGGTGGTACTGTTGTACACCTCTACCTTGCTAAAGGCATTAGTGGCAAGCAGGCTAAACAGATTGTAAAGCACACTTGTGAGAATTACTCACTGCCTTACATGTCAATTTCACCTATCATTTGTTACTGTCCTGAATGTGGCATGCTTGAAGAGCCTGTAGATAAGTGTCCTCACTGTGGCGGTGTGACAAAGTACATGCAGCGTATCACAGGTTACATCAGAGATGTTGACAACTACAATCCTGGTAAGTTGCAAGAGTTCAACGACAGAAAGCAGCTTCATGTTGAATAAGCTTGTAAGCTACAAAGGTATCATCCATGAACGGACAGAGGATGCTCCGTTCATGGGAGCTTTGATAATAGCTACATCTTGCAATAACAGATGCCAGGATTGTTTCAACCAGCACCTTAAAGATGCTAAGACACATCTGCGCTATGCTGATGAAGTTATTGAAGAAGTTAAACAAAATCCATTTAATGATGGTATTATACTTGGCGGACTTGAATGGTCCGAACAACCTGATGATGCAATAGCACTTATAAGCTGCGCCACAGCTGCTGGCTTAAAAGTAATGTTATACACAGGACTGACTGAAGAAGAGCTCTTTCGTAGAATATCAGTTGATTACCTGCATAACTGTTATGTTAAATTTGGTAAGTATGACAATAAACACTTATCTGATAATTACACTTCACATGGCGTAAAGCTTGCTAGCACAAACCAGTATATCAAGTATATATCATAGCACAAGTAGTAGAGGGCAGCGCAGTAAGTGACTACACAAATTATTAGAATACGTTTACGGCTGCCTTCTTATATGATATAATTATAATAGAAAGGAGAGTGATGACTTTGGCAGTAATACAAGCAAAGAAACGACCTGTTATTCAAAAAGGTAACGGATACGTTTATAATCCACAAACTTTTGCCAAAGAGCATAAGGTTAGTAACTTCCATGTAGTTGAAGACCCACAAGAACTTCTTAGTCTTGTAAAACCATTTGAGTTCAGAGGTAGAAAATTCATAACGTTCGATACTGAGACACATCCTGAATTTCCAAACAGTCATGTAGTTCCAAATACAGTAGTAAGACGTTGGGTTGGTACTGGTAAGAAAGCAGTTCCTCAGGACTTTCCATTTTGTATATCAATTTGTGATGGTAAAGATTCCTACACAATATTTGATACTGTACGAAATGGCTTTGAAAAGTTTAAGCAGCTGGCTCCTTTATTTGAGGACCCAACAATTGAAAAGATTGCGCATAACACTAAGTTTGATATGCACATGTTTGCTAATGCAGGTTTAAAGATTGTAGGTAGACTTCATGATACAGTGGTACTTGCAAAGCTTGCAAATGAAAACAGAACATCTTTTCAGTTAAGAGATTTAGCTGCAAGAAAAAAGGGAGGCATTGTCAAGTTTGAGTACATGGTTGATGCCTACAAGCAAATGAATAAGGTTAGCGATTACAGGCAGATTCCAAGAGAATTACTTAGTGAATATGCAAATGCCGACGTATGGAACTGTTACCTGACCTTCATTACTGAGTATGAGAAAATTGAGCAAGATGAACTTGTAGATTTGTATGACAATGAATGTGAGCTTATGATTGCTTTGTATGCTATGGAACGTTATGGCATGAGAACAGACATTGAATATGAGAAGCCACTTAAAGAAGAGTTACAACAGCTTACTGATGATGCAGAACGTGCGATTTATGAAGAGGCTGGTTACATGTTCAATATCAACTCTGGTAAGCAGCTGTACGAAGTTCTTATGAAGCTTAATGTTGACCCAACACTTATTCAAAAAACTGATAAAGGTAATCCTAAACTTGATAAGTATGCATTGGCAAATCTTGCTGAAGTTCATGATGTTTCAATTGTCAAGAAAATCTTGGAATACAGAAAGTACGAGAAGCTTCTATCTACATATGCTGATGGTATATATGACCAGCGTGATGCAGAGAACAGAGTACACGGTTCAATAAATCAGACTGAGGCTACAACAGGCCGTATGTCAATTACGAAACCTGCACTTCAGACTCTTCCAAAGAAGGACAAGCGTATTCGTAGAATATTCTTGCCGGATGATAACCATGAATTATGGTTCATGGACCTTGACCAAGTTGAGTACCGTCTATTTGCACACTATGCGAAGATTCCTGGATTGATTGAATCCATCAAAAATGGCTATGATGTACACGCAGCAACTGCAGCACTTCTATTTAATAAAGATGTGGACGAGCTTATCGAGAAGGTTCACAAAGGTGATGATGAAGCAAGTGCACTTCGTTCAAGGGCAAAGACTATTAACTTCGCTCTTATCTATGGTGTAGGTCAGGACCATCTTGCAGAGATGCTTAAGTGCACACCTACTGAAGCTTCTGAGATTAAGGCAAGATACTTCTCTACAATGCCAGAGGCTAGAATATTCATCAATACAGTTTACCAGGTAATTAAGCTTAGAGGCTTTGTAAAGAACTTCTATGGAAGACGCCGCCGCCTCGACTCTGATGACTGCTACAAAGCACCAAATGCATTGATTCAAGGTTGCGCTGCAGACTACATCAAGTATAAGGTTGTAGATATTTATAAGTACTTGAAGTACAACAATCTTAAGACACACTTAATCAACATTGTACATGATGAGCTTGTTATTGATTTCAATAAGGATGAGCTTGAGCATGTACCAGTGCTTAGATGGATGCTTTCTGAGTTTTCAGCGTTTAGATGTCCTATAACTGCTGGTGTTGAAAGAGGCGAGCCTTCTTGGGGCCAGAAAGTTGAACCTGAAGATGTTGGATTCAAAGAGCCAGAAGATAAGAGCTACAAGAACTATAATGTATATGACGGTTCAGTATTTGACATTTATAGGGAGGAAGTATATGAGTAATACAAGGCCATGCTTAGTTCACATGCAGAAAGAAAACATACATGCATTATTTCATATGTTCTGCATGGAAGCTTATCCTATTGAACCATCACCACTTGTTGGTGGTACACCTGGTGGACAAGTGTGCACAACATTTGCCTTAGTAGAATTTGATGATGGTACCATGCATAGAGTTGGTCCTACGCAGATTCAGTTCATTGATAAGCTTAAGGTAACAGTTAGTACAGATGCTAAGAAAGTTTCTGAAATAAGGCAGGCACTTAAAGATAATGATGGCTACTGTCCATGTGAGCTACAACAGACACCAGATACTAAGTGCATGTGTAAAGCTTTCAGGGAGCAGACAACACCTGGACCATGTCATTGTGGTCTATATGTTAAGGAGGTGCAAAATGGATAAAGCACTATCTCAGCAAATAGCTGATGCTCAAAAAGACTTGCTTAGTGTCATTGATAGTTACAGTATACCACAGGCAGTTAGCTTTAAGATTGGCCAGATTTGTGGTAAGCTTGATATAGCCCATAAAGAAGCTGTAAAGCAAGAAGATAACTACACTAACTTGGTTCAGTTATGTGTAGCTAGAAATCCAGATAAATTAAAGAGTCTGATACAAAACTTATCAGAGCTTATATCTGGTGATAATACTGACAAAGAAAAGGAGGATGTTAACGATGGCAGAGCAGAAGAGAATTTGGGATAACTTTAAGGAGATTGGTGAAGTGCGTAAGTCTGACTCAATTAAGTTTGTTATTGCTGCAGCAATCAGAGATGGTGTTAAGTACATTAACATCAGAGAGTTCTACAAGCGCAAAAGAGATGAGGTATGGATGCCTGGCAGAGATGGCATTACAATACCACTTGTAGTTCCTGTAAACAATGGAGCTGACAGACTGACACCTTATTCAGAGATGGTTGAGCTTATTAGTAAAGCTGCTACAGAACTTGAAACAATGGAACTCGCTGACGAAGCACATGCTGTGTATATTACAAAGAAGGAGAAGTAAACAATGAAGATTAGAGAACTTGAAGTAAATCAAATAGTTACAATCACACTTGTTGTTAAGTCTGCATCAGCTCGTGAGACTAAAGCTAAGAAGCCTTATTTACAGCTTGAGTTCTTTGATGGTGTAGATACAATCAGTGGAAACTACTGGGACTGGGGTGGAACAAATATTCCACAGGCTAATGCGGTATTAGATGTTAAAGCACAGGTTACAGAATGGCAGGGTGCTAAACAGCTTAACGTAAAAGGTATGACAACAAATACTGAAGTACCACTTAGTGACTTTGCACCTTCATCTGGTATTGATGCAAATGAAGTTTACAGCAACGCTTATGCTTTAATCACTGAAGTTAAGGACGACTTTTTAAGAAGCATCACGCTGGCAGTGCTTGAAGAGCTTCATGATAAATGGCTTACTGTGCCAGGCGCTAAGGGGGTACACCATGCCTACACAGCTGGTACGCTTATCCATAGCTACTCTGTAGCATGCATTGCAAAGGCAATTGCTGAGCATACACCAGGTGCAAATGTTGACTTGTGCACCGTTGGTGGCATGTTACATGACATCGGTAAGCTATATACATACAAGCTTAACGGTGTAGCTATTGACATGACAGACGAAGGTATGATGTATGACCACATTTTTATGGGTGCGGAATTTATTGGCAACTATGCTGACAATCACTACATGATGGACGAAACATGCATGCTTAAGCTTGAGATGCTTCGCCACATCATCTTGGCACATCATGGCAGACTTGAGTATGGCTCAGTAACCGTTCCATTAAGTATTGAAGCACATATTGTATATCATGCAGATGCTATTGATGCAGCAGCCGAACAGGTTAGAAGTCAGAGTGCTAAGGTTGGTAATGTTAAATGGACAGACCGTATCTGGCCACTTGAAAACAGACCACACTTAACTACTCAGTATGTAGCAGAAGTGATGAAGCCTAGCACGGAAGAGAAAGAATAATGCAGCCACAGCATTGTTTCTCCTATTTCTATTTACGGCTGCATATTTTCGTGATATAATAAGAATAGAGTGTGAGAGTAATAGCAGTCTCCACTTGGACATTACAACGCCCGGCAGGTCAGCTTGCCGGGCAAATAAGGAGGTATGATTCGTGAGTATAGCTGATATGTTTGTAGCTACAAATAACACTGACACACATCGTGTATGTGGTACTTGTGGTAAGCTGAAGCCAGTAGAAGATTTCTACAAAGACGGTCATGACAAGAAAACAGGCAAGCCAAAGTACAGACGCGATTGCAAAGAATGCTATAAGGCAACACGTATTCGTGAGGCTGAATTGAAGAAAGGAAGGAACAAGAAATGAGTGGACGACCAGTTAATGAGCATAGTACAGACATGTGTGCTGCATGTGACACTGACCTTGCTACATGTGATACTATATGGGCAGCAGAAGGAATTTTGTATTGTTCGCGCGAATGTGGTATACACGATTTCAAGGTGCAGTATGGTGATGATGCTGAAAAGCACTTTGATGAAGTTGCAGAAGAAATCAATCCAAGAGATATTGGTATTGGCACAGATTACGTCAAGTGTGAATTTTGTGGCGAATGGCACCAAGAAAGTGAACTGAAGGAAACAGACCGTGGTTTTCTCTGTGACAATTGCATAGAAGCAATTTGTAGTCACGGTGAAGATATTACATTTGAATAGAAAGGAGATAGTTAAAATGGCTAAGAAGACTATGACATTAGAGCAGTTACTGGCTAATACAGCTGATGGTGATTTGCTCGACATTCAAGAAGAGTTAATTTCAGGTGTAGTTCCATCTACTGGATACGCACATTCATTCTGTCGTAAAGTTAATCGTATGATTGACAAAGGTGAGCTTTGCATCAACCCTACAACATACAGAAAGGTATACTTACCTACACTTGCAAAGTCTGTACAGAAAGAATTAGCACGTCGTTACACGCTTGTACTTAAGGGAGCAGCCTATGTTGCTGCAACAAAAGAAGACTCTTGCGAACAATTAGCACTTGACCTCGTTGGTAATAAATAAACAGGTCAACAAGGAGGAATCTGATAAATGAAGCGAGTAAAGACAACAGTAAACTACAAAGTGCCTGATTGGGAATTTTGTAACTGCTCAAGGCTTGGAAAACCAACAAAAGATATGTGTAGATTCTGTGTAAAGCACGGCAAGAACTATGTATGTGTATTACACAACATGCCACTTGATGTTGTAGAAGGTATACTTGTCAAAAAGGATATGGCATGTATCAAAGCAACTGCAGGATTTCCAAGTGAAGTTGAAGATACAATTCAGGTTGACCCTAAGACTGTAATGAAGATGACATTGCAGGAGTACAGAAAGGCTTACAAGCAGCTTATTGCTCAGGGCTATCCTGATAACATGGCTGATAAGCTTGCACAGCAAATGACAATGGGAGGTGCATAATATGTCTGACAGTGATAAGCCAAATGTGTATAAGCAGAAAGGCTACAAGGATAGATATGACTATATTGAAAGTTTGGCTGACGAATATGGCGTATCAAAGATGGTTGTGTATAGCTTAGCTGATATGCTTGGACCATCTGAGGATTTCGATGGGCTGATAAATGCTCTTGAAGATATGTAAGGAGGATAGCATTATGAATGCAAAAACATGTAAACAATGTGGAGAACTGAAACCTATTGAGCAGTTCCGTAAATACTATGGTGGTCGTAAGGGCACCTACACCACTTGCAAGACTTGTGAGAAAATTAACTCACGTGCTAAGTATCTGACAAACAAAGGAGACAAGTGTAGCGAAGCTGAGCTCATGGAACTTGCAAAGATTCATGAGTTGTGGGAGGTTCAAAGAGCTGCTGGGCTGCAGCCACCTAGAGAGAATGCTGGTCGTACAGTGCCTTTGTCAGAGAGCTTAGATGATATGATTGGCAAATACAAGCAGCAGGCAGAAGCAGTGCAAGAAGTTGTACAAGCCGTGAGTGCTCCTGAGGTACCTGCAGAACTCAGCAAGTGGCTTACTGAACCATTAACAGAAGAGCCAGAATATTATCAAGATGAGGTGTATGAGCAGTTAAAGACTAAGTACAGGCCTAAGACCAAGATTGACCATGATACCATGCTGCCAGTATACGACGACACCTACAAGCCTATCCTTGATAGGATACTTGAACGCTTTGACAACTATGAAGATACGTATTACAACAGTGAGGAGGACTAATTATGAAAGCTATTGTAGAGTACACAAACGAAGAAGCAGAAGCTATGGCAAAGAAGTGACATGAGCTGCGTGATAAGGCAAGCAGTGTTCCTAGAAAGGAATGGTTTGACAACTACACAAGAACTAGTGGTTATGCACATTACAAGTTCTCTGGTGATATTACTGATAAACTCGTTGAGGCGCTTGGTCATGAGCCAAGCCCTGATGAGATTATCATGTTAGTAGATAGTGGCTTTAGCCACTTCGGTGCTAGCTGCTCAATAAATGGCCGACACTTCAGTGGTCGTGTCAATATAGATTAAGGAGATGATTGTATGTCAAAGATAGAATTAACAATTGCACCTAACTATGTGCCTAACTGGACATATGTAGATGCTGTGCGTGAATTATTTCAGAATGCCTTAGACCAGGCAACTCAGAATCCAGATAACGTTGCAAGCTGGGACTATGATAGCCAGACTGGTATACTGACCATAAGCAACGCAACCTCAAAGTTAACTGCATCGTCGCTGCTACTTGGTCAAACTACAAAGTCTGACGATAGTGACACCATTGGACAGTTTGGTGAAGGTTACAAGATTGCAACACTTGTACTGTTACGTGAGGGCAAGAACGTTGTATTCTACAACTATGGCGCAAGAGAAATCTGGCGACCAAGGTTCGTTAAGTCACGTCGTTTCGGTACTGACATCTTAACGTTCTTCATAGAGAAGCAGGCAATCTGGGACAAAGTGCCATCTGCAGACTTAGTCATAGCAGTTGACGGTATATCTGCTGAAGAGTATGGTCACATTGTAGAGTCAAACCTGCACTTGCGTGATGACTATGAAGTTGTAGAACATACAGAGTATGGTGACGTAATAGACATACCAGGAGTAAACGGCAAGGTATTCGTGAATGGCTTGTATGTTTGTGACTATCAGCCATACCAGTACAGTTACAACTTCAAACCGGCACACATCAGGCTTGATAGAGACCGTAAGATGGTTAACGACTTCGACCTTCGTTGGATGGCTTCAAAGATGTGGAGTGGTTGTGAGGACACCAATAAAGTCATGCAGCTGATAGTTGATGATAAAGCTGATGTAGCATTCATCAAAGATGTAGGAGCATTCTCAGGTCAAAAGCGCTGGTGTGACGCCGCTGCTGATAAGTTCTTCAGCGTGTACGGTCCAGAGGCAATCCCTGTAGCATCACAGGAGGAACTTGAGAGTGTACCTACAGGACGCAAAGGCGTTGTAGTTAGTAGTGGTTACAGTAGCCTTATCAGAAGTAGCTCAAGATATGTAGCGCCAGTACCCGACGTCGCCTCGCCGCTCGATGACCTACAAGACTGGTTTGATAGTATCAAGAGCAAGCTTGACGATGATGAGATTCAGCAGTTTGAAGCAATATATGAGGAGTTACAGTGATGATTAAAGATAAGTGTCCAAAAGGAATCGAATTAAGTGGTGGCTCACTCAGTGCCAATGTACGTGAAGTTGCAAGAGCCATTAATCAAAATCTCAAAGTAGTTATGTGGTTGGCTAGAGTAGTCAAAGAGCTCGATGAAGAACTTGACGAAGTAAAGAAGCAGCTTGCAGATAATAGAAAGGATGTGACGCAATGATTAAGCAACGGCCAGAGTCAAGATGTTGGTTTGCATATTACATCTTCGACCCGATAAGAGGCCTGTGCTACTCATTTGGAGACTTGCTATCTACACTCTGGATTAAGATGAAGGGTGGCTGGTACTGTGAGTACTGTCATAAAGTACACTGCCGTCGCGTGTACAAATATCAGATATTGTTCAAGCCAAGCTTAAGTGGCAATAGTACTGATGTAAGCAACAGTGGTACACTTCGTGACATCGCCGATGAGCCACACAAGTATGTTTGTAGTTTAGGCCGCGATGCTATTACGAACAACACCTGGACGCCACAACCTATATTTGGTGATAAGATTCAATCAGCGTTTGACCAAGTTGGTAGCATACTCAAAGTCTAACATATCTACAAATATTTAAGGACCTGGATTATTCCAGGTCCTTATTGTCATTAAAAGTCTGTATATCTGTTATAGTATACTTCTAACACTCTGTCTTCAAAGTCCTTATCGTCTCTGCTAGCACCAAGTAACACCAGGTCATTGCGTATGCTGTTCATGCGTTTATTACGTATGTTATCTTGCGTACGCTGCCTTTGTGCTTGTAACTTTGCCTTATTGTTAGCTGCAGAAGCAACCAACAACTCATCTATAGCTTGGACAATGCACTCTGCCTGTTTTGAAGAACCACCAAGACTGTAAGGTACTTCATTTAGCAGCAAGTAATCTTCCTTAAACTTGCCAAGCATGTCTGATGCATAAGCACCTGACTTAATTCTACTCTTAGTCATTAACATGCGGTCCAGGCGCGCCCCACATGCTGCACAAGCCTCTGTATGTCGTACAGACCATACGTTAGCTGTGTTGCCACAATAAGGGCATATACCTGTCTCAATTGCTTGGCTTCTTAAGCGCCGCGCATTCGCTCTCGCCTCAGCACTCCTTGCATCTGTATCTACTAGACATTGCAACTTTCGTAATGCGAGAGCAAGTTCGTTAGCATATCTTTCTGTTTTGGATATAATCATTCATATAACACCTCCTATTTATATTATACGCAACAATGACGTTGTTAATAGTTATTTTTTGACTTTTTGACTTTTTGAACAACCTTAACT